TGCTAGCGTAGCGGTTATCCTTGCTAGGTTTTCTACCTTCGTAGAAACCTAGTTTAGGATGGTCTCTAATTAAGGAACTCTTGAGAGTTGCACTCTCAAGCCCTTCAATTTATGGAGCTGTAATGTTATACAAGGGTGTTCACATTAAACCTTATCTGGGTGAATTCCATCCTCATGGAAGACACCGTACGATTAGGTGGCCGAAGCAACCTGAACCTGTTATTAAAAGCAAGTTCGTGTCTGCAACTGCCGTTCGGTATATAAACCAGAGAATGAACTCTAGTCCCTATACCCTATCTACGACCTACAGTTCAGCCTTGAATCAGGCTAACTCGTTTGTCGGTGTGACAAATCCTTGGTGGAAATATCAGGTGTCTCATTGTCTCCCGGCTACCACCACTGCAAGTGGTGAGCTTTGGGACTATGATCAGGCCTGGATTACCGCCGAGAAACATATGTATAACACTAGCACTCGTACGCAGTATGATCTCGAGTGGTGGGGTCGTGTCGACCTTCCTATCGGGAGCATGCCTGTGCCGAGTGACAGCCTCAAATCCAAAGTTGATGACCGTGCCATTGCTAATTTCCTCACTCAGCTTGATTCCGCCCTATCTTCTGTTGAATTAGGGCAGGATCTCGGTGAGTATAAGGAAACTGTTCATGGCGTCACACGGCCGCTTCAATCTTTGAGGCACCATGTTCTGGACTACTTCGACCAAGTAACGAAACTTAGGCGAAGCTTTAAGAGTCCATCACCTGGTGCCTTGAAGGCTTTGGCGGACACATACCTTGAGTGGACTTTTGGGTGGAAGCCCTTAGCTTCGGATGTTGCGGATGCGATTGTCGGCCTTCAAAATAAGGCTCGACATTTTAATCGCGTTCCAATTCATGCGAAGGCTAAGGAATACTTCTTCGGTCAGTCCTCCATCACTGGAGTACAGAACGATTCCTATAGTTTCCTCAATCTAACTTCTAAAACGAGAAGTCAACACTCGTATAAAGTTAGATATAAAGGTGTTGTGAATACTGAGCTTACGAGAGACGGTTCTATACCTGCGAACGAGGTGCTGCAGATTGATCTGCCTCATTTCGTTCCAACGGTGTGGGATCTTATCCCGTATTCTTTTATCGTCGACTACTTCACCAATGCTGGTGATTGTATTCGCTCTTATTGCGCCAGGACTAACCAGATAGCTTTTTGCGTACGCACGGATCGAACGGTTTATGATTTTCAAACGAATCATGAGCTTATCGATTCCGGGCTTCAGCATGGGCCTCCCTGGGTTCCTGGGGCATATAGAGGTGACAGTCAACGCTCGTACGTTACACGGACCCTTTTTCACCGTAGTAATTATCCACCTTCTCTCCTTCATCCGGCATTTCATTTTACTATGCCTGATATTGGGGAGAAGCCATGGTTAAATATTGCGGCGATCTTGGCTGGCCGTATGCGTGCGCTTTCACCATTGTTTAAATAGCCACTTGGAGTTAATATGTCACTTTCTGTGACTAGTCCTCACTGGCGGGGCCCAAACTGGGTTCACGACGCCAGCCTATGTGCTGGCCGTGGACACGCCGCCGAACAGTGCTGGCAAACAGTATGCAGTTACCGGGATTACCGGTACTCAGACTGGTGTTGACACTGCTTCGTCGCCCAGCAAACCGTTCACTACGACCGGTAGTCGACCTCAGGTACTCCGTACCTTGTCGCCTGTCGATCCTGTGACCGGCGTCCTACGGTCCGTTCCACGGAATACGTATAAGCAGGTTACCCGCAAGGGCGTCATTCCGCTGGCCGGTCAGGCTCCTGCCGTGATGAACATCACGTCAGAGTTTGCCGTACCAGCGGGTGCCGACATTGCGGATGCTGCAAATATACGTGCATGCCTATCCCTTCATATTGGAGTTCTAACTCAGATCTCCAGTAGTCTGGGAGATACCTTGGTCACTGGAGTAATCTAATGACCGGGGTCGTTTCACTTGCTAGTGAAACTCATGCCTCTCTAAAGATGCTATATGAGGTCTGGATTCTTCCTGGCCTTATATGGTTTCTCTTTAGATTGTTCCGTAGTTAGCGGATCCTTCTGGGTTCGCTTTTTGTCTTTTATAGATTGGAGCGTTTATGATACTTACATGTACCACCCCCGAGGGATCTCTTTATGAAGTCCGATGCCAAGCAAAGGACGCCATGAAGATAATGCTGCACTTACACAGAGATGGATGGATATCCTTCAATGTGACGACTAAGATGATGCATGAGACGATTAGTCTCGAGCTCTTCGAAGTATATTGCGCAGCAAACCGCTTTGCTATTATGTTGCAGAGTTTCGAGAAATATCTTCGTGATGTTTCAGAAGACTCTGATTTCCAGTTCACGATGGTTCCGGCCCCGAGCCCACAAAAGGAAACTTTTGTGGTCGAGGAGTCGGGCTATCCGTTGGTCAGTGTCCCTGAGCCAGTCGTTGAGGCTGGTCTTAGGGTTGTCACTGGTCCGCGGAACCGGTCATAATAGCCTGGAATGGAAGGTAGGATAGTTTCATGGGCCCTTGTCCTGAAGCTCTTTTACACGCTCTTTCTGAAGATCTTAAAGGATATACTCCTTTCGGCCCAGTAGGCCTTGGAGATATCCCTCCAGATGCTTCGTATAAGCAGTTCGTTAGCTCCTACTTGCTTGCTAATGTCACCCGGAAATGGGTGCCACGCAATACGAGTGATGCTGACAAGAGTGCGAAAGCGAAGTTCCTTGCATCAAATAAAAAGTGCAAGGACTGGCGGCTCCGGTTAGATTATGAGAGTGATCGTATGCTTGTTGGACAATTCCAACAGGAAATTGATAACTTTCTTCATCCCGGAGGCCTCCCCCTAGTAAGCAGCTATGCCGATTTACTCGACAGAGCGCGAACGGGGCCAGGCGCTGCGGTCGGTGCGCGGGGATTTAGCCTCTATGCTAAACTCTTCGCGTCCCGACTCAGCACGACTTCTTCGGAACTAAACTCCGCGTTTAGGGGCTACGTTGCCAGGTTTCCAAGGTTCGATGAGGCAGTTGCCAACTGCCGTCGAGCCTTGGGCGAACCTCTCGTAGTCGAGGGCAGCCGTGTTTCCTTCGCTCCAAAAACGCGAGACTGTAGTCGGATGATTTGCGTCGAGCCTTCGCTGAATATGTATATGCAGCTTGGGCTCGGTGCTTTGTTAGAGGATCGTTTGAAGAACCAATTTCGATTGGATCTATCATCGCAACCCTCTATCAATCGCCGACTAGCGTATGAAGGTTCGAAGACCGGTCGTTTCGCAACGATTGATCTCTCGAGCGCTTCTGATAGCATATCCCTTAGGATGTGCCGTCGCTTCTTTCCGAGATGGTTTTATTATCTTCTCGTTAAGTTGCGGTCCCCTAAGACTTCCTTAGAGGGGACCTATACGCACTTAAATATGATTTCTACTATGGGAAACGGTTTTACGTTTCCTTTGCAGACTGTCATATTTAGCTGTCTCATTCGAGCTTGTTATCGTGTCTGTGAAGTACAGATCCACGATGACTGGGTCAATTGGGCGTGCTTTGGGGATGATTTGATTGTCGAAAGTAAAGTCTTTCGATCTGTCATTCGTCTCCTTGGCATACTCGGCTTTGAACCCAATAGCTCAAAGACCTTCAATGAAGGTCCGTTCAGAGAGTCCTGCGGTACTGATTGGTTTTATGGCCAACCAGTACGTCCAGTTTTCGTTAAGAAACTGGATTCCCTGCAGGATATCTTTGTCTCCATTAATCTCTTAAACGAATGGTCTGCTTCTACCGGTATACCTCTTATTAGAGGTGTTAGTTATCTCGTTGGACAGATTCAAACCGATGTAAATCGGTTTATAGTCCCGTTCTCCGAGAATAACGATGCCGGTATCCGTAGCCCTCTCGTCCTCTGCACCGAAAGTCCTAAGCGTACTAAAACAGGCCTGTATAAATACAGAGCCTATCGTAGTCGCCCCTGGATTATTAGGGTGAAGGAGGGAACAATCGTTGTTCCCCGAGGGATGAAGAACTTGATCTTTAACCCTCAAGGGTTAGAGATTTCGTTCCTATATGGAGAGTTGGAATGTTATAACATTATGGCGAGGCATCGTCATAACCGCTATAACCTTAGGGAGGTGGAGATCCCTTGGTGGGATTATCTACCTCGAACGAATCCCTATGACGGTAGGGGATTCGATTGGCAGCA